TATGCAACTTCATTAACATCATTTGATAGCAATGGTATTACATTAGGAAGTGATGCGTTTGTTAATGGTTCATCTAATCAATTTGTAGCCTGGGCCTGGGACGCCGGATCTTCCAACACAACAATTGCTGCTGGTGGTTTAAATAGCTCGTTGTATGATCAGAGCGCCGTATGGAGTGGAATGTGTTCTCCCTCGCCAACAAATAACTCACTATCAAATGGTTTTGATGGGAACCTTGTAACCACTTTTTATGATGGTGTATCTGCAGGTGCCTATTTTACCTTTACTCCTACTGGGGGATATTCTTTTAATAGTCAAATTCGTGTTTACAACGGTGGTGTTTCTGACACATCAGTTAAAATCAACGGTGGGGCATCAATATCTCTCTCAACTAATTCTTGGACAACAGTTGCAACGGGCAGTGGAACATTAACTACTCTTGCTATTACTAGAGGTGTGACTCAGGTCCACGGTTGGTTTGCAATTGAAATTGATGGGAAAGTCCTTGTCGACTCAAATATTACTATTGCAAACGTCCCAAGCATCGCATCAACAGTACGTACCAACCCAAGTGCTGGTTTCTCGATTGTCACTTGGACGACAACCGGCTCAACTGGGGATTACATTTCTGTTGGTCATGGGTTAAACGCGCTACCTGGACTTGTCGTGACGAAGACAACAAACAATACAGATTCTTGGTACACAGCCCACGGTTTTGACTTAACAAAGTTTGGAAAATTAGATACAAGAGACGCATTCTCTGACGCAGGTGTGGCCTGGGGTAACGGCATTACATCGTCTGTTATTGGCATGAGGCTTGGCAACTTTACGGCTAATAATTATACGCACGTGGCTTACTGCTTCGCACCTGTCGAAGGGTATAGCGCAATGGGTTCATACGTCGGAAATGCCTCGGCTTCCGATGCTCCGTTTGTCTACACCGGGTTTAAAATAAGATGGCTTTTAATTAAAGGTACAACTACAAATTACCGTGAATGGGTAATTTATGACACTGCTAGAGACTCTTACAACGTTGCAGATGGGTTTCTTTATGCTAATAGCAGTGCGGCAGAAGGATCAGGATACAACAATATAGATTTGCTTTCTAATGGATTTAAACCAAGAGGAGGAGATTACACAACCAATAAATCTGGAGAGACATACATATATGTCGCCTTCGCTGAACACCCCCTCAAAACTGCACGCGCACGCTAACTAATTAATTAACATTATGCTTATTTTAGATGGAAAGCCCCTGTCATATGACCGGGCATTTACTCATGATGGGATTCAATATCCTGCTAATTGGCTGCGCTTGGCTTCACTTGAAGAGAAGACAGCTATTGGTATTACTGAAGTTGCTAATGATCCCTGGTATGACCAACGTTTCTACTGGGGTCCAGATCTTCCGAAAGACCACGCTGATCTAGTTACTCTTTGGGTTGATCATACCAATCAAACTGCATATGCATTGCTTGCTTCTAGCGATTGGTATGTCATTCGTAAGCAAGAAACAGAAGTAGCAGTTCCTCAAGATGTTCTTGATCGTCGTGGTGAGATTCGTACTTACTGTGACACCAAACGTGAAGCCATCAGTGCAACAACAACGACTGATGAACTAGCTGCATACATTACTTCTCCTGCTTACTCAGAGTGGGAACCACCTGCACCTACACCTGAGCCTGATGTAACTATCGATGGTGCTACTGGTGACGATACAATCCAGATTTCATCGGGATCAATTTTATCTGGCGGTATCACAGCTGGTTTCAGTGAGGATACAATTTCATTCTCCTAGTCAAATGATAGAAGCTTCAATCACCTTAGCTATAGCTTGTGTTGCAGGCTTGGCTACGGTCTCGAATCGAATAAACAATCGAATATCAGATATGGATAAACGTTTAGATACTTTTGAATTACGTGTCGCTGATCAATACGCTAAACGTTCTGAACTGGCAGCATCTCTGCAAAAGTTTGAAGATCACATGATTCGGATTGAATCTAAAATTGACCAATTAACTTTAAAAAGATTATGATCACTATTTTACGCCCACTATTATTTTCCTTTGTTCAATCTACAGCTGTCAAAAAACTAATTGTAGACATGCTTGAAGCCCTTGCAAAGCGTACAGATAATACTCTTGATGATCAAGCTGTTGCTCTAATTAAATCTAAACTTCTTTAATATGGCTAAACGCAAGGCGACAGAAGATCAATTTAATGAGCTGCATAATTTAGTAACTACTGAATTTCTCAAACGAATTAAAGCTGGTGAAGCTACTGCTCAGGATCTAAAGGCAGCTTGCGATTGGCTTGTTAAAAATGACATCTCAGGGGTTGCTTTTGATGGCAATCCTTTAGATAAACTATCCAACATTCTGCCAAAGGTAGATCCTGAAATGGTCCAATCACGTCTGTATGGAAAAAGGTAAAACAGCTAAGTACTACGCAGCAAATCCTAAAGCAGCAGAAAAACACCGCAGCTATATGCGGTCATATAACAAGAAACCTGGAAAATCAGCATATCGTTCTCGTTTAAATAAAGCTAGACGTAAAGCAGGTATTTACGGAAAAGGCGGACCTGACATGTCACATGACAGCAAGGGCAACCTTAAACGTGAATCCATGAAAATTAATCGTGCACGTAACGGACACGGTAAAAACAAACGCTTTCGCTGATGACACCCTTGCTTCCTACCCCTGATCACTACTTACAAAACTTGATTGCCATGAACAGTTCTATGTCTAAAAAGCTTTGGCGTAAAGCCCTTAAAGAGCATTTTGACTGTACATGTGTTTATTGTGGAGAATCCTATGCACTATCTAATCTTACTCTCGATCATGTTATTCCTCGCAGTGCTGGCGGAGAAACCGTCGCTTCAAATATCGTACCAGCCTGTCAGAAATGTAATCAGAAAAAGGCAAGCAAACCTTACTTAGAGTTTATGCGATCCACGTTTGGTGTTAATCGCCTACGTGAATACGTATTAGCTAAACATACTCAATAATTGCACTAACGCAATGAATATCCGCCGTCCGAAAGGGCGGCTTTTTTTATGGCTAAGAAACCCCGCTTTACAAAAGGGGTTCCAGAAGCCGTGTTTCAAAAAGAACTTAAAGCCTACTTAGATCGTAAAGAAGCTAATCCAGGCACAAATGTGTCTGCCAAATTTAGTTATAAAGGCACCTCTTATACATTTGAACGCGGTAAAGGACCCTTTAACTCTGGATACCAAATTAAAACGTCTGCTGGACAGGCTGCCAAAGAAATGGCACGTACCGAGCAAAGACAAAATATCAAGCTTTCTGAAGGCGAAAAAATGTTTATGCGCGACAAATATGCAGCCGCCGCAGAACGTAATCTTCAAGAAAACCGCACTGGTAACGATAAATTAGAGGTTGATCACGTAGAGCCACGGTCTAAAGGTGGTCTTCATCACCCTTATAATGTCCGGCTTATGAAACGTGGTAACAACGGTTCTAAAGGTAACAAACAAGGAGGGTTTGGTATTTTTGAATCCTTACTTCCCCTTGATCAAGAACTTGAACGTGGTGCCATCTTCCGTAGTGGTGGTAATGCCTTAGATGTCCCTGATGTCATTTACGGTGCACTTAACACAGCTGCAGCCCGTGGTGGCCCTGTTGTTGATACAGCTGTTGACGCTTTCTATGGAGCTGTTGATGAACCGGTACGTCAAGCTACTGGTAATGGAGTCTTTGAACAAATCCCTAACGGCTCAGCTAAAGAGCGTAAAGCCAAAAATGGCAAAGTTAACGGTGATATGAAAAAGAATAACGGCCACAACGGTAACGGTAACGGTCATGCCATTACTAACGAAGTTTTATATGCAGCTAAGAAATTATCTAATGGTCAGTTGCCCTATAACGGCGATTAAAGGCCTTGAAAATACCTTTTGGTATCTATCCATATGTCGAATGTTTTAGAAGCCTTACAGGGCGATTTCAAGCTGTTTCTGCAAGCTTTGTGGGATCAGCTTGAACTACCTTCACCTACAAGAGCACAATATGCAATCGCAGACTACCTACAAAACGGTCCCAAACGTTTACAGATACAAGCCTTCCGTGGTGTCGGAAAGTCTTGGATTACTGGTGCTTTTGTTCTTTGGACTTTATTTAATAATCCCGAAAAGAAGATCATGATCATCTCCGCTTCTAAAGAGCGGGCTGACAACATGTCCATCTTCCTTCAAAAACTAATCATTGAAACACCTTGGCTTTCTCATTTACGTCCTAAATCTGATGATTCTAGGTGGTCAAGAATTAGTTTTGATGTTAGTTGCTCCCCTCACCAAGCTCCTTCTGTTAAGTCAGTTGGTATTACAGGTCAGCTAACCGGTAGTCGTGCTGACCTAATGATCTTGGATGACATCGAAGTCCCTGGTAACTCCATGACAGAACTCATGAGAGAAAAACTACTACAACTCTGCACTGAAGCAGAATCTATCCTTACCCCTAAACATGATTCTAGAATTCTTTTTCTTGGGACTCCCCAAACCACCTTTACCGTATATCGCAAACTCGCCGAGCGTAATTATCGCCCCTTCGTTTGGCCCGCCCGCTACCCACGTGATCCAAGAAACTACGAAGGTTTGCTCGCGCCGCAACTCCAAGAAGATCTCGATAAAGCGTGTGGAAAAACGAAACGGTCAAGTAAAAACAACAAAGGTCGTCAAAAAGAAACCAAAGTGTCGTCTAGAGACACAAAGAACAATAATTCACTCTCCTGGTCTCCAACCGACCCGGATCGATTTGATAGTTCCGATCTTTTAGAGCGTGAAGCGTCCATGGGACGTAGCAACTTCATGTTGCAGTTCATGCTTGATACTTCCCTAAGTGATGCAGAAAAATTCCCTCTTAAAATGGCAGATCTTGTGGTTACCTCTGTTAACCCTACCTCTGCTCCCGATAATGTCGTTTGGTGCTCAGATCCCCAAAACGTTATTAAAGACTTACCCACAGTCGGTCTCCCAGGAGATTATTTTTACTCTCCAATGCAACTCACTGGGGAATGGACGCCTTACACCGAAACAATCTGCAGCGTTGATCCGTCGGGTAGAGGTACTGACGAAACTGCCGCAGCATTCATATCTCAGAAAAATGGCTTCCTCTACTTGCATGAAATGCGTGCCTATAGGGACGGCTACGGGGACTCAACCCTGTTAAACATTCTCAAAGGTTGTAAAAAATATGGTGTTACGAAATTGGTTATTGAAACTAATTTTGGTGACGGCATTGTTGCTGAACTGTTCAAAAAACACCTCGTTCAACGCAACCAAGCCGTTGACATCGAAGAGGTCCGTGCCAATGTGCGTAAAGAAGACAGAATTATTGACGCGCTTGAACCTGTTCTTAACCAACACCGCCTTGTCGTAGATAGACAAGTCATTGAATGGGACTTTAAATCTAACCCCGAAGAAGCTCCTGAAAAACGTCTTATGTATATGCTCTTCTATCAGATGAGCCGTATGTGTAAAGAAAAAGGTGCAGTTAAACACGATGACAGATTAGATTGTCTCGCCCAAGGTGTTAAATATTTTACTGATGCTTTAGCTATCTCCGCTCACGAAACTGTCAAGCTTCGCAAGATAGAAGAGTGGAATGACATGCTTGAACAGTGGCAAGATGACCCTCAAGCTGCTACAAATCACATGGTTTTTGGTATGAATTTAGACCAAAGACGTCAAGCAAGAGGTAACACTAAAAACTCAGTCCCTAACTGGGTTTAACGCAAGCCCTACCTTATACAGGGAGAAGGGTGGACTTCCTGTGTAAATGGGGAAGACATCCTTCCCCTTTACTAATATCCGCTGAATGGATATTCCGTAAGTACCGCCCAAAACCAAAAGACACAATTTACTTTCACTTGAACTAACTCCTGGTTGATTTTGTGATCCCCTTAATGGACCTACTTATCAACTCTTTAGTTTCCCACCTATGTCACAAGTAAAACTAATACACTCCACTCCTGATGGAGATAAACTCATAGCTTACATGGCTCGTGTAAGTAATCCTGCTAATCAAAACAATACTGAGACCAGTAGTAATTTGATTAAGTACCT